TTGCCTGCGCTTGCGGATGTCGCCTTCCATACGGAGAAACTCTTCCCATCCGCTCTGTCCGTAACTGAACTGGATGTACGTCCTCAACTCGTTGCGCTGTGCCTCGATTTTCTTCTTGGCAGCGAAGACCTCCATGGCCTCAGCTTGGGCACTGCCGCTGAATGCCTTGTACCAAGGAGGGTCTTCGGCTTTCTTTTCGAAGTACTCAAGGTCAGAGATGGCGCTGGCCCACTGCGACAGTTGGCCACCCATGTCTTGGAGTTCACGACCGAACTCTATGCCCTTTTTGATTGCGTTATACGCACTCGATGCAAGGGCAATAGCACTGACAGGATCAAGCAATTCATGGCTTCCCCACGCGCTCCATGAGCCTGTCGATTTTGGTGTCTAGGGCTTCGAGGCGTGTTATCACACGGTTGATGTCGGCATGGACTTCCGCTTTCGTGACATAGTCTTTCGCGACTTCTTCTCTGGTACGATTAAGCAGGATTTGTAGGCGCTGAAGCTCATCAGCCCACCCCTTAAGCATCCACCCAACGACACCAAGGACAGCCGTTAGGGCAACGTTCCAGATGGTTTCAACTTCCACGATGCACCTACATCGCAGATAGAGTCTTGGTCATGTCGGCACAGGTATACCTTTGGTAGCCTTTGAGATTAGGCATAGGTACCTTCATGATCTTGACTCCGGTTTCTTGCGCCACGTCCTCAGCGACTTCCATGAAGGATGTCGCCTTGCCCGTGCCGATATTATACACGCCACTGACGCCCAAGTCAAAGAATTGGCGATGTATTTCGATCACACGTTCGACGGGCACGAAGTCACGCTTGATGTCTTCGCTGCCTTCAAAGACTTCGATGTAACCAAGGGACGCAGCCTGCCGTCTGAAGCGCGTGTGCGGCGAGGCTTGGGCCTTGTGCTCGTTCGGGCCGTATACGTTGAAGCAGCGGAAGAGTTGCACCGGCATAGGCCAGTCTCGGTCTAAAGCATAAAGCTCGATGATCCGCTTAGAGATGGCATAGTCGTTTGGCGGAAAGACCGCCACGTCTTCGCGAAATATTGGACCGTCTCCATATATCGCCGCTGTTGAGGCGATCTGGATCGGGATCCTACACAAGGCGCACTCGTGTAGGAGTTCCTTGGTGAAGTTGACGTTCTGCTCTGCCAGCCGCTTCCAGTCGGTACATTGGGTATCGGTGATCGCGCCGAGATGGATGACGCGCGAGATGCCGGTGAGATCAACCTTGCCGTCGCCCCACTCGTAGCCCCGCGCGTTAGGAAAGGCGCGCATCATGTTGCCGCCGATAAAGCCACGATGCCCTGTGATGAGGATCATAACCTCGGAACCTCATGCTGCTTCAGAGCGTATGTTCCGACCCTCGTGCAGGTAATCGCGGCACAACTGTTGGCATAGGCCATTGCAGAAGTCACACTGCATCCGCTCGTCATGGCGAAGGCAAAGGCTGTTAGAAACGTATCGCCAGCGCCGCAAACGTCCACCACGTTAACATGGAAATTCGGTGCCACCGTTGTGCCGTTGTGCCGTGCCCCATCTGCCCCAAGCGTCACCACGAGGTTCGTTGGCCGTGACAAGAGTGCCGCTTCCTCCGCAGCGTTGATCTTGAACCATGCAGGCCCCAGACCGCCGAGATGGCGCTTCTTCGTGTCGATGTAGCAGTGCGGGAGCCTCGATAATTCGGCGATGTCGTTGTCGGTCAGGAAGCCCTTGTTGTAGTCCGAGACGATCACCGCGTCGAAGTCTTCTGGATTGTATGTCCGGATGTCCTTCCACACCTTTTCGGGCACGTTATCGTCGTCCACGCGCAGCAGTTGCTGCCCGTTCTTCTCGTCGATGTAGCGCGTCTTGAACGACACGCCGTTCTTCGGCACCTCGGTTCGTACTTCTACCCCGAAGGCTTGTAGGTTGGCAGCAACGTTCAGCGCCATGCCCACGCGGATCTCGGTGCCGTGCATCGACAGCAGCGGGGCCGACGCCTCCGGGTTCAGCCGCTTGATGGTGCCGTACTTGTAAATGTCGTGGCACGCATCTCCGATGACCAAAAACTTCATTGTCCGTCACCCGGCAAAACGCGGTAGTTGTCGTTCGCGTCGTCGTGGGTCGAGACCTCGGACACCGTACCCTCTTCCAGACAGATCAACTGGTGAGGCATGAAGCGTGGGTTACGCCACACAGCGCCCGGCATCAGTGTCATCGTGTCTAGTTTTGCTTTTTGGGTTTCGATCCAGCGAACCTCAAAGGCACCAGATCTCACAAACCATGTCTCGTCTTTCTTGGCGTGGAAGTGCATCGAGCACCTACCGCCTTTCTTAAAAACCAAGTCCTTGCCACAATACTCGTCCTCGTCAGACCAGATCAGTTCGTGGCCCCACCCCTTTTCGACTACACGCATCGATCACTCCCGTTGTCGATTTGCCATCCACATAGGGGAGAACGATGACCCGCGCGAGATCGTGCCCCACGACCTCTTGCTCCCTGTAGTCCCCCCCCTTCGTGATAATATCAGGCTTCACGCGCTTGATAAGGGCGTGCGGCGTGTCCTCGTCGAAAATATAGACCGCATCCACGCAGCGCAGGGCGAGCAGCACGCGCTTTCGATCTTCCTGACAGTTGATAGGGCGTCGGTCGCCCTTCAACCGGCGCACCGACTCGTCGCTATTCAAGCCAACGACCAGATACTTTCCCAGCGCGCGGGACTGTTCAAGGTACGCAACATGGCCCGCGTGCAGGATGTCGAAGCAGCCGTTGGTGAAGACTAGCATGTGCGCTGTATCGCGACCTGATACCCGGTCGGCGTCTCCAGAACTCTCAGGCGATTCCAGTTGCAGGCGATGAATGCGTCCACCGCTTGCTTCGGGCTATCGTGGATGCTGTCGCCGTAGCGCCAACTGACTGCGTCGTCGAAGAGCATGACACCGTCCTTGTTCAGCAACTCGAACCCCAGCGCCGCGTCGAGTAGCACGTCCTTCGCGAAATGAGACCCATCAACGTAAATCAGATCCGCCTTGATCCCGCGCAGGCGCAAGTCGATCAACCCGTCGAGCGATGTCTTCTCGATCAGTTCCACCTCTGGGAACTGGGCGATGTTGTCAAGGAACAGCCGTCGCGCCTCGTCCAGCACCGGCTGCTTGAGGTTCTCGGACGCCGTGAACGGGTCGATGACGTAGTAGGAGAACGGGCCGCACTGGCGCAAGAAGGCGGCGAAGTTGCACGTCGTCGCGCCTTCAAAAGCACCAATCTCGACCACCGTTTTTGGGATGCCGACCTCGTTGAAGATTCGGCCAAGCGACTGCTTGGTGTGGTCGTGGAAAATGACGCTGAACTTCATCGGGCCAGATCGTCGTTGCGCTGTGTCGTGCGTCCTTCAAGCGGGCGACCGAGGATCGTCGTGTCCTTCATGTCGCCCTCAAACCCGTTGTAGGCGTAGATGCCCATCTGGTGAATGGGGAAAATGTCGGCTCGCAGCATGATGTCGAGCGGCGCGCTGATGCCGTACTTGAGCACATGGGCCAGCATGTTCTTGGCCACCGCCGGGTCGATGGCGTACGAGTGCGCCCGGCAGATGAAGTGGTAGTTCGGCCCCTCGCTCGCGTGCGGCGGCGTCGGCAGCACGACCCAACCCTGATTTACCTGTTCGTTGCTCCCCAAGTAGCAGATCGAGTTGAACACCGCGTGGTGCGTGTATGCCTGCACCATGATCGCGTCATGCTCCAGAACGACCAGAGGCTGATCGTCGAGCACGCACTTCTGCCACAGGCTGATGTGGCTAAGGGCACAAGCCACCTCCCCGCGCGTCAGGTAGTGGTCGGTCACTTTGACCATCGCTGGCACGCCTATGTGATGGGCTGGGGGTTTGATCGGGTTCTGGATGCCATCGTAGGCGTCCCAATAAGCCCACGGCATCCCCGCCAGATCGCAGCTATCAGCGCAGCGTTGCGCCTTCTGGGCTGACCTCTCGTGGTCGGGGATGCGAATGATGTAGGCTCGGGATACGGTCTGGTTGTAGCTGTAGTTGAGGGTGTGCATGATTATGGGATATGCCTTATATACCCGGCATCACCACTTACAATCCACATGGTAGACCATTTGTTAATTGATCCAAGTTGGACAGGGCTTGATCTTGCACCTAATTCTGTAGAACTGCCCCAAGACCATATTTCGCCAGATGTGTTTATTGCAAAAATTCCAGCATTGGTTCCTGATATTTGAAACTGAGACCAGTTTGTTGCTGAGGTGACTTGAACTGGGCTAGATCTTACAACTAAATCATTTTGTCCAAGCTGCCCAACAGCATTGCCACCCCACATCCAAATTGTATTATCCGTTTTTAGAGCGCCCAAGTTTCCTTGACCGAGCCTAGAAGCCAACGCAGCCCATGTTGTAAGAGATCCAATTTGAGTTGGGCTTGATCTACTCGCAGCATCGTTAAGTCCTAACGATCCATTTAGACCAAGCCCCCAAGACCACATTGTTCCATCTGTTTTGCGAGCATGAGATCCGCCTAAACCATTAGCGGCCACTTCTGTCCAATTTGTAAGAGAACCGATTTGGGTCGGAGATGATCTGTCTATCACTGAATCTTGAGCTATTCTACCATTTGCCCCATCGCCCCAAGCATACAACCTGCCATTTGATACCCCTAGTACATAACTATCCAAAGTTGTGGTGCCAAAAACACCTATATTTGTCCAAGTATTTAGGGATGTTACTTGAACAGGGCTTGATCTAGCAACTCTATCATTTAAGCCAAGTTGTCCAGAACCGTTAGCACCCCACATCCATAGTGTGCCATCTGTCCTAATCGCAGCGCAATAAGAGTTTTTACTTGCAATTCTGCCAGCAACATTTGACCATGTGGTGAGCGCACCTATTTGTACGGGGCTTGACCTGCTAACTCGGTCATTTTGACCACTTTGCCCAGATGCGTTAAGACCCCAGGACCAAATAGATCCACCACTTTTAACTGCTAAGCCTTCAGCAAAGCTGTCCCAACTTGTGTTTGGGGTATCGAACAAGCCGGGCGAGGAAAAAGGATAATAAGTTGTATTATTTAAACCAAGAGCAGTTCCATTGCTGGTACTAAACTGGTTCCAAGCATAAATGCCATCGGCCAGCCCTGAAGGGAATGAAGCCAAAAGAGATTGAAGAATGCCACTCATCTTTATGCCCCCATTAACACATCTACATCTTCATGCGTTATGGCCGCTGCGATGGCGTCCATGCGATCCTCAAAGGCCACACGCGCCGCATCCACCACCGCAGCGTCGTACTGCGTCTCGGGATATTGATCTGTCTCCTTAGCTAACTCGGCGTCCACCACTTCCCTAAACACAGCTTTGGCCTGTTCTCTAAGTGCGCTCTTACGCTCTTCGATCTCAACAGCCCGCTTGTTCCATACGATTTGCGCAGGCGTCACGTCGATGTTGAAGTGATGCGTCGTCACGATCTCGCGGTTTGGCACAAGATCCGGCATGACCTCAACGGCCTCGCGCCAGCCCGGCTCCGCAGTTAACTTGTCATCTGATGGTTTGTAGTCCCATACGTCTGACACTTGGCCGTTCTTGACCCGGATCCAGAAGCCCGTTATCGTAGGCATGGCGCAACTCCTTCTTCACGTCACTGAAGACCGATGCCCAGTCTCCATGTCCCTTCTGACGGAACAGCCTGACGCTGTCGTACCACTCAGTTCCATTCCCCGGCTTGGCCCACAGATAGTACGGCAGAACCGGAACCACGATCCACGTCGGCACGCCCATCGCACCAGCCAAGTGCGCCACCGATGTGCATGACGTTATCACAAGATCGCAGGATGCAACAGCCATCGCAGTCGCACCCCAATGCGAAAGATCGACCTCCTTGACCCACGACGGACGCTGCTCGGCACCCGCGTCACGCTGGAGGCTCACATACTCCACATCCAGACCGCGCACCGCGTTGAACATGAACTGCGGCGGGAACAGCCGGTGCTGCTCGTGCTCGAACTGCGGGTTGCCCTGCCAGCGCAGGCCGATGCGGATCTTGTCGCCCTTGGCTACATCAGGCCGACGCACATAGGGCGAGCCGTCGATGTCCCGATACTGCCACCGCAGCGGGATGCTCGCCGTCATGCTCGGCACCCAGAAGTCATGCACGACGCCAAACGCGGCCTCGTGCTGGATCACCATGTCCACGCCCTCGGTGTTCCGCATGACCATCGCCAGCGGGCCAGAGCACGCCACGATCACCTGATTGCCGCGTCTCTTCAGCTCCCTCGCGAACCGCGCACCGTGGATCTGGTCGCCGAGGCCAGCCTCAAGGTTCAAGAGCGCCGTGCCCGTGGACACCCCGTCCCAGATCTGTGTCGGCACGTTCGGGGCTTCGTTGCCGAAGACCTTCTCAATGCGGCCACGGTTGAGAAGGATCATGCCGTCGAGCAGGTGACCCTTCCGCATCTCATACCAGCCACGGTTGAACGCAGCGCGGTGGTTTTTGGGCTCTCGTATTGAGAGTTCATCGGCTATTTTCTGACCCTCATCAAAAGATCCGATTAAACCTAGGCCAAGTTGCATATCCAACGGGTGAACCATTTCCGTTGTAACAGTCAAAGGTCTCCAAAACCTTGGCTGCACAAAGTTTTGATACATATGCTCAAGAACATTCTTACTATCATCAGGCTCTTTAATGCCTGTGTTAGAAAAATCATAATCAAACTCTGTAAGGCAAAGAAATTCCTCAACCCGACGAATTTCCCCTTGCGGATCGGAAAGTAAGTTTCCGTATTCTACAAACAAAAAACAAGATTTGTCAAAAGAATAGCCAGTATGCAATAACTGATATGAGGATTTAAGTTCTTCAAGCATAGAACTGTTGCGCAAAAAATTTTCTAAATCATTTGGTCTTTCTGTTCGCACGAAAGATGCCGCGCAATCTTCTATCTCGCGCACTGTCACAACTATTTTAGGCTTGCGAAGCAAAAGCTGTTCCATCAATAAAATTGATGCAGGATTTGACCAGTTAATATTTTCATCAATTATAATTGATTTGTTTATTGTGCAATGTGATGAGTCCATGATGTTGCGTAAAACATTTTTTAAGGGATCTATTTCTTTTGAGACTTTTTTCCACGCTTGAAACGTGTTAAACATCACCTCGCCCATTCCACTCGTGACGCTAACATGTACATCAGGGTGTTGGTTGAGCAGGGCGGCAAGAACCGTGCTGCCAGAACGCGGCAGGCCAGCTAGAAAGTGGAATGTCTTCACGTCAGACCCACACCAGAAATAATCCACTCGGTGCTTGTCACCTTGATCGCCGTCGCCACGCCGTTCGCGGCCAAAGTTCTGTTGCCGGTAGTTCCTGTTCCAGCCAGTCGCATAGTATCCGTATTGATGGCAATTGTAACCACACCAGCACCATTCTGGTTGATAAACGTGACTGCGGTTCCAATAGGAAATGGCACAGTTCCGTTGGCAGGGATCGTGAAAGTCCGCGCCGTTGTATCGGCGGACGGATGAAAGATATGTTTTCCCGCGTCAGAAGCAAGAAGGTCATAAGCAGCAGACTTTGAGTTCTGCGGTATATTACGAAACGCTACACTGTCGGCATCCCAATTAATGCTGATGCCGGGGACGCGCAGTTTCGTGACGCTGGCATTCCCCAACGTAATCTCATTAGACACAGTTGCCGACGATGCGGCGGCATTATAGCCGATGATCGTGTTGTTGCTGCCCGTGGTAAGATCGTTGGTTCCACTTGATCCGGCGCTGTCTCCGATCAGTGTATTTTGGGTACCCGTGCTTACTTGCGCACCAGACTCGAAACCTACCGCCGTGTTGTTGGAAGCAGTGGCAACACCCAATGAAGAATAGCCAACCGCAGTATTGTTGTTTGCCGTAGCAGCAGTAAAGAGCGCATAACTACCTACTGCTGTGCTGTCTGTGCCGCTGGTATTCGATTTCAGGGCGCCGTAGCCCAAACCCGTGTTGTCATCGGATGTGTTCAAGCCAAGGGAATCATATCCAAGAGCAGTATTGCGAGTGCCGGTAGAATTTGAGTCTAGCGAAAGAGCACCTACGGCAGTGTTAAAGGAGCCTGTGCTATTGGCGCCCAATGCTTCAGATCCGACCGCCGTGTTCGCGCTGGCATTAGTGTTTACATCAAGAGCCCTATATCCGACCGCCGTATTGTTAGCGCCTGTGCTGTTGTCGTTGCCCGCTTCAAAGCCAATGAACGTATTGTAGAGCCCAGTGTTCACTACGCCAGCGCCAGATCCCAATGATGTCTCAAAGGGAGTGGCACTGTCAGTGTCTCCATCAAGGGTAGCAAAGTTAAATGTACTTGTGACATCAACAACAGCAGCACCGGCACCAGAGCCGTTGGCGTAGACAATCGCGCTTTTGTTTGTCGCAATCGTTACGTCGCCACCAGATCCCTGCGTCAGAACAACACTTTGAGCCGTCGTATTCCTGACGATGTAGACATGCTGATTGGTGTTTGGCGTGATCGTGACAGTGTTTGTGCCGCTCGGACTTCCCGCGAACACAAGCACAGCATACTGACCATCAGACAGTGCGCCATTTGATGTTGTAAGTGTGTGTGTTGTTCCTGAAAGCGTGATCGTCCCTACGCCATTTGTAAGGCGGTCAATGATTTCCAGATTTTCATTCGTGGTATCGCCCCACGTTCCAGACTGTTCGCCTGTCGCGATAAGCTCGATACCACCATTCGTCGTGTAAGTGCTCGGCATGTCGTGACCCTACGCTGCGATCTCAGTCCAAATGGTTCCGCTGCCCGGCGTGATGTCTGACCATGTAGAGCCCGGGCTAGGCACAACAGGACTATAACCCGTTCCGGGGTTTGGAACAATGCTCGCATAAATTGAGCCCGGAGAAGGCAAGACTGGATTGTAGTTTGTAACTGAATCAGGGATTATTTCCCCCCATACAGTGACATTGTTGATAGTGCCAGTAGCACTAACTCCATTGACGACAGCATTTGCCCCGCCAGTAGCAACAACGGAGTCGATAGAAGCAGTTGCACTGACTCCATCAACAGTCGCCACAATGCTAATAGATGCAACAGCAGTTCCTATTGCGCCAGTGGCCTCTACACCTGTTACGGTGAAGCTGATGTCTTGGATGATGATGACATCGCCAATCTGTCCCGTCGCTTCAAGGCCAACAGGTTGAACAACTGCTCCAGCAGTCGCGACTACGTCACCAATTTCACCAGAAGCAGATAGGCCAGTGACGTTAAGAACAGCAGATGCAGCGACGGCAACATCACCAATAGCGCCAACAGCAGAGACGCCTGTAACGAAAACTCTTTCTTCTGGAAAAGCCAGAACCTGACCAATTTGGCCAGATGCAGCGATACCAGAAGCAATGGCTACAGATGATGCGCTGACAACAACATCGCCAAGAAAGCCTGTTCCGAAAACGCCATCAGGAAAGACGTTTGCAGTTCCAACAACAGTCACATCGCCGATTTGTCCAGATGCGGAAACGCCCGTTACCTCAACAGGTATCGGGCTACCCCACGCACCTTCGGACCAATTGCCTCGGCCCCATCCTGATATGAGGCCCACCGCTTTAGACCTCTACTCAGGCGATACGAAGGATCGCGGTCGTAGCGCCGGGCGTCGGGAACTGGACAGTGAACGTGCCAGCCGTAGAGGTCTTGTCAGAGCCAAAGTCAAGGACAGCACAAGCGGGATCGCCGGTTGCAGTGTCATTGTAGATCAGCGCGCCACGAGCGGTGATCGTCGCACTCGTGAACGAGATATCCGAAAAGTCCGTGTAGGCCGTCGTGCCAGAGGTGGAGACACCGGCTTTCGTCAGCGTGCCTCCCCCAGCGGAGTAAGACCCAGAGTTGCCCACTTCGTTCGATGCCGTGTAAGCAGTCGTCGCAGCCGTGAAACTGGCGCTGTTAGTATAGAGCGCCAGTTTGAAGGTGTTTCCACCAGTCGCAAAGTTATGGACACCGCGCAGAATTTGGCTCTTGAACGATGTCGGCATGTAGTTGCCAGTGAACGCCACGTTATAGTCTCCTTAGATTAGAGGCCAAATCTGGAAATCCAGCCTCGCGGATCTTAGCGCACATCGTCGCGCGGTCTTCTTCCATCGCCATCTTAACGTAATGAACGACAACTTTCAACATTTGGTCCCTGAACGCATGGGCCTGATCCCTAAGAACAGGATGTGCCTTGTCGGAGATCTGAATGAGACGGTTGACGCACAGTTCAGCGATGGCCTCTGGCGAGTGGCCACCGTGATTTGAGGTAACAACGAAAGGAGAACCTACGAGGCCTTCGCCAGCGAACATGTCAGGCCTTCCCTATTTCAGGAAGATCATCACTGTCTCCGGGGGTAGGCGGTCGCATGATGTTCGACACACGCCCAATCACCACTTCGTCGTCCTTGGAGAAGTCAACGTGAATAGGATCAGGCAGAAGATGATACCCGTACATCTTCTTTGTCGGCGCGACGTTCGTGTCTAGCAAAGATGATTCCGGGGCGATTTGCAGTTTCACGCCTGACTTCGCCAAGATTGCACACCAGAACTCCGTGCAAGCGCGTCCGGGCTCAGCTACTCGCACGTCGCTATAAGAGTAGTCTGCGCCATAGATGAAGATCTCGCCGACCTCTTGGTAGAGCGCGTAACCCAAAGCATACGGAACAGTGTTGTTGAAATAACACAGACCAGTTGCCTTGATGACCTCTTCAAGGGGGTACTCAACCACAGAAGGACAACGTTCGTCTGTAGTCGAACTGTAGATCGGATAGTCCTGCTTTTGGGTCAGGATCTTGCGCATTGCGCCAGTCATCTTGCCCGTCACGTCCATATCGAGGAAGCGTGTTACGGGGTCCATCATGAACAGGCGATCCACCTTGAATGGGATGGCCATGGCATTGATGCCCCAGACTTCATCGTATTCGAACGAGTTGCAAAGCGACATGGAGTAGTTCAGGTGGGAACGCCCCATGGCTACAAGGGCTACTTTCGCGCCCTTCAGATGTTCGTACTTCATGTTTTCTCCCGCAAAATTAGGCCGGTGCGATAGGCATCGGTCACTTCTTGGGCCTCACCAAAGTTCTTCACACGGGCGAGCGCCTCCGTAAAACGCGCCGTGTAATTTTGGATGAGGTCCACTTCCCCCTTCATGAACGTGTATGCCTCGATCAACGATCCATAAAGGAGAGCCACGCTTGCATTCTCACTCAGCCAAGTTGTTCCAGATCCGCCTGCGTTCACGAGGCTGCTTGGCCGATAGAAGTAATGCAATTCCATTGTGTAGTTTGAGGCCGGGGTCGGCCCCAAGATGAAGTTGTCGATGTCGAACTGCGCATAGTAACGCGGTGTTCCAGTCGTCGTTGCGTTCGGATTGAACGACTGCACGAAGTTGACATCCTTGTAGAGCAAGAACTCCTTGGTGTTGTTCGCCTCATAGGAGAGGCTGAAGGGCGCAAGGTAGTCGCTCGGAACGGCAAGATACTTGTTCCCAGAAGTCGCCGCAGCGGTCTGGTTTTTGCGGAACACTTCAAGCTGAGCGGTCTTCAGAATGCGCTCTTCGGCGTTCTGGATGAAGATGTTCAGGTTGTTGACGAAGGTCGTTTCGGTGTTTTCAGTGTAGTCCTGCAACGCCTGCTTCAACTGGTTGTAGGTAAAGCTCATGACGTTACCACCGTTACTGTGCCAACAGACCCTACAGCTTCAAGGTTGTTGGGCGGGTTATATGATGCAGTGGGAGGGCCACCAACAGGATTCCAACTCCACTGGATGTCGCGTTGTTCTGCCAGATCCTGCTCAGGCCGAGGATTTCGCAAGGCTTGCGGATCTGGCGGAACGCGCAGAGGCTCAAGCTGCGGATGCTTTTCTTCCCATTCGTCCTTGCCAACAAGCAGACCGTTCCATTCCTTACGCATATCACGCAGGCGGTAACGCTGACCAGAGCGGTCAGAGATACCATAGGCCCATCTGCCAGAGGCGAACTTAGGCATACCTGTAGCTCCGAAGGTCGGGTGCGACAGAGAAGGATGCGCGCTCACGATCTTCCGTCATCGCGCGGTTCATCTCATCATCGTAGATCTGCTTGAGCAGCGCAATGCGATCCGGCGCGCGCTTCATCGCGATATGGTAAGCCAGACCAGCGGCAAGAGCGGGATAGAAGCGGAATGGCATCGCCATTGTGTTGACGTAGTTGTCCGCGTCATCCATCCGCGTCAGGCAGTCGTAGATGATCGTGTCAGTGCTGTTTTCAGGCACGGGCCACAGTTTCAGGTTCGGCGTGATTTGCCGGTCAAGGAAATACTGCGACGGACGACCAGTGGTCGATTTGGTAGGGATCGTCAGGTAGCTGTCGCGGCTGATGCGGTCGAGCGAATAGTCAGTGCCGCTGCGGCGGATAACAAGGGAAAGGATATCGATTACATCCGTGCCCAAGTCATACTGGCCATCGTTGTATGTCACCGTGAAGCTGCGCTGCTTGATCGTCCACTGATTGATGCCACGGTTGGCCCAGTCGGCAAGCATAAGATTAAGAGAACGCTTGGCGCTCTTCAGGTCGTATCCGGTCCTGACCTCCAAGCCGCAACGCTCGTAGGCTTCCTCAATGTAGTCTGCGACATCGAGTTCAAAATCTGTCGAACCGGATACAGCCATCACTTGTTCCTTTTCGCGGTCTTAGCGGACTGACGGAAGGCTTTCGCAGTCGGAGCGCCTTTGGTCCCGGGCTTGCGCATTTTCTCTCCGCTACCCTCTTCGATGCGCTTACGCTTTGCGTGAATGTTGGCGTAAAGTCCGGGCTTGCTTACCTGCTTTGCCATTTGAGATCTCCCCATGGGCATGTCAACATTTCCATCTACGACGGGCCTGACGCAAGCGGCTGTCAGGGTCTTTCGCCGCCTCAGGGAACTTTTTCATTTGACCGGCAGATCGGGCGCAGTAGCTCTTTCGCCGCGCTGCGCGCTTACCAGTCGGGTTGTCCTCAGTCACCGCAGTCTGCAACTTGCTACCGGGGTTCTTGCGCCGGTAAGCCTTGACGCCAGCTTCAGTCATCCCCGCTCCAGCCTTGGTGGGGCGGAAGTTCCTCTTGTTTCTCGGAGGCATCTCACCTTTGGACATCAGAGGCTCCCTTGGTTCTTGATGTAAACGAGTTCGAAAGTCGCTGCGACGTTCAGAAGCGCGTTGGCGCTGCTTCCTACTGCACGGAACTCGATGTCTGTTTTTTCAGCCACAGGCAGCGGAAGAACAAACTCTCGAACGATGCTCGTGTTCTGGGCGGAGAAGAGATCTTGCGTCCGAAAAACTCCACCGGGAGCCCTCGTGACAAGGCGAACTGTTCCGAACTTGTTGTTGGCCTCGGTCATCACCGTGACATCTGTTTGCACGATGTAAGCAGTATATCCAGCAGGCACTGTCCACAGCGCCATAAGCGTCTGGTTGTCGCTGTTCACATAGGCGTAGGTCACGCCACCGTTGGCAAACGATACGGCTCCAGTGAGTGCCTTAGATCCAGCAACAAAGGCTCTGTTCGCCCGCAAGAACGTCTTTGTTGTCGTGGCAACTCCAGAAGCATTTAGGGTAATCGTCTCACTGATCTCGTTGTAGTCTGCATCCAGACCTTGGACCGTCAGGATCACACCACTGTCTGTCGCTCCAGACGAACTCGTAGCTGTCAGGGCAACGGCGGAAGATGGATAGACATAGATGCCACCAGCCTCCCAAA